TCGCAAAGTAAAACAATGACATTATCGGTAAATGGGTCCGATGGGTACCCATCATTATCAACCGTTGTGGTTATTACATTTGAAAAATATGATGGATTATCGAAATACCTTTGTCTAATGTTGGCTAAATTTAACCTGTGTGAGTAGGTGATATCCTTTTGAAGTATGATTTGTCCTGGTTGCCAAAAACATCTATTTATTGGTGTACCTTGAACTTCCGAATTTGGGTATCCAGCGATTGCATATTTAATTCCATAACTATTTAATGTATATTTTTGTGATTGAGCGTTTTGACCTGAACCTAAAGTATCCGTTCTCACTTCACAAAAAGCGGAACTAGTATTACAATCATCATCAGCACAATTAGATTCGTTTGGAGTGTTACCCCAAAATGTGTTGGAGTTAACGTCACATAAAAATGATGAATTTTTTCTTGTATAAATTTGACTTTCCCTAACGGTAATAACCGATAATGTCCCTGTTGTTCCGTCACCAACAATCTGTTCCAAGTTCAATGATTGTGGTTCACAAGAACAAGCTTCACAATCGGGATAAGACATTGACGGTAGGCTAATACCGTTAAGACTTGATGTGTTAACAATTAATGGACTAACCTTTATGATAAAAAATGCGGTAGCCAAACCAAAAACGATGGCTGTGACCGCAGCCAAAATCATTAAACCAATGGCTGGAAACGCACCAATAGCAGTACCAACAAAAAATACAGATAAATAACCTAATAATATTGGTAAACCAATTGCTAAAGCCCATTTAGCGATCGGCCAAAACCTAGCCATAACGTGCATTAAAGGTATAAAAACATATATTAATGGTGTGAATATAGTGATAGTTAAATTAAAAAGAAAAAATATTAAATCAAAATTTCTAACACCATCATTAACCGGCATTCTATTTGTTGTTGTTGAGCAATCTCGGTTTGTGATTTCTTTTATACCTAAATGTCTTGATCTATTGAATCCCCATTTCCACCTATCTATAAAGTTAGAAACGGTATAAACTCTATTATAATTAAATTCAAAAAACTTATCTTCACAATTAATAGCATCTGAAATCATTTTTAGACCTATTGTGGTTCCTGTGTCGCCATAATCAGTCCAATCAAGACTAAATGCGTATGATTGTTTTTGTAGTAAATCACTCGCTGGTCCATCATCAGCCGTACCACCACTCCACCCATATTCTCGGATATTCGGTACTAAATAGTCGGCTCTTTGAGTACTGGCACCAAACCCCTCATTTTGGTACTGTACTTTAAATCGGTATTTAGCCTTAGTCGGTATACCTATTGATGGGTCGTTAGAAATTATTTGTTCTCCAAATTCATTTGTGGTTATGTAATCCAAGTTCATCGGCATCTCGATTAACCAAGTACCGTCACTATCAATTATGTTACCACCTTCAGGTAGTTTATATTGTTCAAGTATAGGAAATCCACCTGTGTCTGTATATATTGTTTGTCTAATAGCCAATATTGTTCCTGGTGCCGTTACCAAATCACAAAGGTTACCTGTATCAAATTTTGGTTTACAGTTTGATTGTAATGCGTCTTCATCCGTTGTAGAAAACATTGACCCCATAAATATTGCTTGTGGTTCTATTTGAATACCCAAATCTCTTAAATCAAAATCGGTTCTTGTAATTCCAACATTACATAAATCTTCCTCACCCCAAAAAGAAGATACTTCGATTTCCTTTTTTTGATTAACTATCTGAGGTAATGAATCCAAATCGGTTGATGATTTAAATGAAGACCCTTCAAATTGACTTTCGGTTCCCATACCCATTCTGACCAAATCGGATGGTCTTAATGAAAAACACCCAATGTTTGATACATCCATATCCATAACCAAAGTTTGTTGTCCTAAAGGTACTCCAACAATCATAAAGTCACCGCTTTCATTTGTTCTGACCGTATATTTATAATATTTTTCGTAAACTTCTAATACCTCACTTCTCGTTAATACATCTTCTCTGTCAGGAAACGTTCCTGTTGGGTTGTGCCCTCCATATTCTTGGACGTAAGGTAATAAATTATATCTATACCCATCCTCATTTTTGTCTGTTAATTTTTTATATGGGTATAGTGTTGAGATGACAGAATCAGTTTCGTCTTCAGGTAATAGTGGTACAAATAAAGATATGGTAACATTAGGTACACCATAACCCCCATTAGCGATAACTCTTCCAGCAACCACCCCGTAATCCGCACAGAATCTTGTATATACTTCGGATTGTTTTAATTTTAATGATAAAATTTCAATAAAATCAAAGTCTTGATCTATTTTAATCCTGATATCCTTGTCTATGCCGGGTGTAGTTCTTAATCTATAGTTTTTAGCCATAAGTTTCTTTGTTGATAAATAGTTATGTTGGTACTTTTAAAATAGGTGTATTTTGCCCAAAATAAATAATCTTATGAGAAGTCGACTGTACTTAGATTCTTAACCCTAACTTTAATGTCCGTTCTTGGAAAACGCACTTGATATATTTGATCCGGTTCTGCAAATACCGTGTCATCTATTGTTTCTATTTGTTTTGTTGTGTTGTTAATATATCGTTGCGATGTTTCTGATGATGAGTATGATCCTCCGACCTTATTATATACCTTAATGTCTGTCAAAGTATTAACACCACCAATATCTTGTACCATTCTTCTTAGTTCGGATATATTTAAATTTTGCCCCAATTCTCTATTTGCTGGTGACATATATGTGTTAACGTCACTGATTATTTGTGTAATAACTTGTGATTGTGATCCAGGATTATCTAACGCAACAAAAAACTCCAATTCAAGATCAATTACCTTTGCCACCTCAATAGATATGTAGTCATTTAACATTCTATATTTAGAAAGGTATGTTGCTAAATTTGTTTTTAAGTTGTTAGATACGGTTTGAGTTAAAACACCCGTATCGTCGTATGATAGTATTTTAATCGCAACTTTATTATCTATTTCGGCAATTGATACTTTTGCTGGTGCACCAAATTGACCCGGCATCGTATCAATTAACGATTTGTAATCATTTATAGTTACTGCCCTTTTTTGTGCGGAGAAGTTAAAGCTGACCATATTTCTAACTTCTTCTATGGTTGGTTGATTTGCTCCACCTATCGCAGCGGTAATATTTTTAACGCTTAACGACTGCGTTACACTATTGTTGATACTACTCGATGGTCCGTTAATATAAAGATCCGTAGTAATAACCTGAGTTATTGCCCCAACACCAATATTAGATGTGATTCCCCCACCAACTCTATATTGTACAAATAGTGTCGTATTTGGTATTACCGTTAATCCAAGTCCAATATTGTTTTGGTAGTTTTGTAACTTTAGAGGTACACCAACTCTTGTAAATTGTTGTAATTGTTCGTTTGGTGTAGTTGTTCCGGCACCAAATTGTATCTTTAAAAATCCTTCAGGTGTATATTCAGTAATAAACCTATTATCTGTTTTTATATATTTACCAACTTTAACCCCTGTTTCATCAACGGGTTTTGTTGGGTCTTCAATAAATACTGTATCTTCAGCCAACGCATCCACCTCGTACCACCTACCATCAGTTCCGGTAAATTCGGCATATGTTGGTGTGTTTTGATAAGAAGTGCCGTCTTTTTGTATTATTGATGTGACTCCTAAAACATTTTTTTCGGGTAAAAAGAAATTATAGAAAGGTACGACGTTATTTGAATTAACGACTGTTTTAAATATTTTAGTTACTCCATTAACAATAACCTCTCGTTTTGTTATAACATAATTTATTATACTATTATTTTGGTCAAATGTCGGTACTTTTGTTCTATTAACAAATCCCTCATTATTAAAATCGGAAGAGAAATCAATATCATATACATTCTCAAATATTGTTCCTCCACCCCCGAATTGTGATCCGGCCCTTAGAACACCTAAGTATGCGGTGTCTTCTGAATCCCCATTTGCTCGGGGTACTGTGATTGAAATGTCTGCAATAGCAACTGAGGGTCTAAATCCTGGTATTTTTAAACCATAAGTTCTTGCAATATTAAAGACCGACGATCTTTGTTGTGCGTATTGTAAAACCGTTTCTTGTATACTTCTATCTATATGAAACTGTAAATTATCCGTAACCGCGGCATTCAAATCCATCATAACCGAAAATACCGAAGCATCATTAAAGTTCTGTATTAATTCGGGATAATACTGTTGTGTGTAATTTATTAACTCCTGTCTTATACCTTCAAAATCTCTTTCAGTATACGATATTTTTTTATTAGCCATATCAATTATATATTAATTATTACGAATTCTCTAGACCCAAACGCATTGGTGTTGTCGGTATATTCAATTTTAACTTTAGCGGTGTATTCTTCCGTATTTGCTCCCGGTACCCTATAAACGGGAATATCAAACTGTTCTGATGGTAATTCACCAAGAGAAGGTTCAGAGTCAACATAAGGTTCTATAGTTATATTTTGTATTGTTAAATTTGGTATGTATTTATCAACAGAATCTTGTATTTCTGTTTTAATACTATCAAATGTTTCACCATCTAATGGTTCAAAAATATATTCATATAACCTAGTACCAAAATCAGGTAAATAATATCGACTTCCCTTTCTTGTTAATAATAAGAAGATTAAATTACTCCTAATCTCCTCATTTGTTTCTTCAGATAAAGCCAAATATTTACCAGTTACACTCTGTCTAAAGGGGAATATAATACCGTATGTTATACCATCTGCCATATCATATAAATATAGTGTTGGTAAATTTTATATAAATAAAAAACCCACTTGTTAGGTGGGTTTATTTTTAATAATATCCTTTAGTGTTGGTTTTTTTTAATATTCTTCTAATACTTTCTTCAATTTTTGTTTCCTGTCCCGAATCCACAATTGGTTTTTCAAATTTTTTAAACGATATCTTAATTTCAATGTCGTCGTATTTTTGTTTACCGATTAAATTAACCAAAGGTTTTTTCTTTTCTGCGGTTAATGTTATTTTTGTTTCATTTTCAGAAATATTATCAACTTTAAGATCTTTAATTTGACCAAGACCGTCTTCTCTAATATTTTTTAACATAAAAGGAACTATAAATTCAATTTTAGTCGTATCACCAATAGCCGTCTTTAAAATACTATCATCATAATTGTTATAAACATATTTTTTCCCTATACTATCACCATAATCACTTAAAGACCCTATCAATTTAAATTTTTGTTCTTCACCTGTGGTTGTGTTAATCGCCCTTCCACTAATCTCCGGTAAAATTTCTTTTTCCTCTTTTAATACCCTTTTAACGATTCTTTTTAAATCTGACTCTGTAAGTCTTATAATTTTTGCCATATTACCAATTTAATTATAAATATATCATAAAATAAAAAATCCCAACTTAATGTCGGGATTCTTGTAAAACTTTATTTCCTTTTTCGTGTCTGGGTTCGTACGGACATTTTAAACATCCGTTACCACAACAACTACCTCTACGTGTATGATATTCTTCAGTCATAACCATTCTACCTTCTTTATCGTAATAGAACTCGTTTGGTTGTAGTTTTGGTCCGAATTCTCTAACGTATAATTGTTGTACCCAATCGTTTGATGCTCCTACATTCATATTAGTTATTTTTTCTTTGGTTATAAAACGCCAACAATACTTGGTATGTTAGCGTTATATTATTTCCCCATTGTGCTTTCATAACTTAAACAATCTCACATCCAGATGACCCACAAGCGACCTCTCCTCTTAGATCAGTATTATCTTGTAATTCAATAACTTTTGTTAAATCAACATTTGTTAATGATTTAAGTAATCTTTCATACTCTTCTTTAGTGCAATCCTCATAAGGTGCTTGCTTATAGGTATGATTAGAATAAGGTAATACCGACAAACCATTGTAGTAATTACGCTCATTCCACATCCATTCACCTACTAAATCCCACTCGTCTTCTTTAATTGAAACCGTTGCCGATACGTTGTGAGAGTTTTGTCCGTTTCTATGTCCAGGTTTAATCCATTCTTGAGATACTTTTTTAACTCTTTCTAACATTTGGAATACAGACTCGTGTCTTATAATCGCTCCTTCGGGTGCTTTTTGTGGTATACCAATAACTGCGGTATCGTGAGGACGGAAAAACTCATCTTCAATCAACTCAGGGTGATTAATCGCCAAATAAGAATAGATTGATTCGTTTTTACCTACACGGATTCTTCTTAAATAGAAGTCATTATGCCAAGCATGGATTCCTGATGATGTCCCCAATACCAACGATGAGGTACCTGATGGCTTAACAGTTGTCGTTCTTGCTGATTTATTAATCCCAATAAGTGTTGCAACTCTTTCGTTTTCTTCTTTAACCGCCTTAGCCGCTTTTTTCATATCATATCCTAAAACAACTCCTGATCCAATACCTGTCATTCCAACACCGATCAACGCATCTTTTTCAGTTGTTCGTTTCCAAATGTCTCTCAAATAATGAAAGTCAGTGTACCCCGCTTGTAGTGTTCCAATGAACGCAGCCGCTCTAACTCTTTTATCAAAGTCCTCTTGTGATTCAATATCAGACGCATTTACTTCACATAAGTTACAGAATTGAAATGGACGAAGTCCTATCTCACAACAAGGGTTTGTTCCCCAATCTTTATCGTTAGATAAGTAGATTCCTGGTTCTCCTGCCCCTGATAACTCAATACGTTTCCACAAATCCATAAAAAATTCTTTTGTGATTTTGTGACGAAGAAGTACTGCCGAGTTATTTGCTCTACCTCTTTGTGCGTTTTGTTCCCACCAATTTCCTGATTTACAAGAAATCATTTCTTCATCGTCAGCCGAGAATAATGAGATAAGGGCCGCTCTTCTAATACCACCTGCAAGTACTGCGTCTGCAATATGACATACAATATCGTGAGTTTCAATTGGTGTTAGTTTTTCACCATCTTTTTTGTTATTTAAAACTTTTGTTATGTGGTGAATACAATCTTTTAGTGGTTGAGGTCCCGGAGCCTTTCCTCCTGATGTTACAAGCATCGCTCCTTTGTGTCTAATATCTGAAAAATCAAATATAGGGGTTGATGATTTGTAACCTAAATATGATTCCATTAATACTTTAATTGCGTCTGCCCATCCTTCAATAGAATCACCAATTAGGTATCTTCTTGTTCTATCAGGGTTTGGTTTTTTAACATCTGGTAATTTTTCAACGTGATGTTTTTGAACTGAGTATCCAACACCTGTCCCACCTAAAAGTAAAAACATTGTTTCAGAGAATGAGTCAACGTGATCAATTGGCATATATGCACAATTATAAACTCTGTTTGGTGATATCTCAATTGGTTTTCCACCGAATTGTAATGATCTCATTGACGGTAATATTTTCTTGTCGTATACCATTTTATATACCTCCTCTATCTCATCTTTGATGTGAGGGTACTTACGTTGGTGCATCTCTTTGTTACGAGTTACCAACTCTTCCCAAGTCTCTCTCCGATTCTTTTCGGGTTGAAACTTAGAGTATTTCATAAAGACAGTAATGTCACTTAATATTTTTTGAGAAATATCCATTTTAATTTATTTTAATAATTTATTTTAAGATTCTTGTTGTTCTTTTTGTTTTTTCTTTTCTAAAAGTTCTTTGATTCGGCTACGGTTTCTTTCTTCTTTTTGTTCCTCGTGTCCAAGAAACGTTACACTTTGTTCAGTGTCAATTTCTAACATACCGTTATCAAATTTACAGTTTTCAAATATAACACCATCTTTACCAATTCTTGATTTGGTGATTGCGATGGTTGCTAAATTCATCTCTTTTTGTTGTAGACTCTTAGCCACCGTAATTATTACGTGACCAACTTGTGCCTTTTTAATTGATCCACCCATTTGGTCTGTTGTTACAACCTCTGACGATATTGAGCTTCTATTCCCTTGTGTTGCCGTCCACCCAGCGATGTCTAATTCGTGACACATCGCCTCAAATCCTCTCATAACTGAACCTTCACTTTTCCATTCGTCACCCAAATTTTTGTCAGGTACAACACAATCAATATAATCTAAAATTACCATATCAATTTTTGTCCCTTCAGCAATCATTTTCCTAACTTGATTTTTAATCTGATTCATAGTTACGGTATCGGAAGATAACTTTTTCATAATCAACTTATTTTTTCTTGTTGATTGAATCTGTTTAACTTTTTCCATTACCTCAACTCTATTTTCAGTTAAATCATCAGGATGAATTCCAGTCCAAAGTGTTATGTGTTTTCTTTGGATGATTTTAGGGTTGTCTTCAAAAAATATCTGAAGGACGTTATATCCTAAGTTAAATGCGTGGTTTGCAATTTTGGTTGTGAATGTTGATTTACCAACTCCGGTAGGGGCTAAAATAACGCCAATTTCTCCTTTGGCTAATCCTCCTTTTAATAAATTATCTATACCGGGGACTCCAATAGGAATTGGATGTCTGTAATCATCATTTAATACCTCATCAAGGTTAAAAAACACATCCGCAGTTCCTTTATCTACTTCACCAACTTGTAGAGCCCCTCTAACCATTTCTTCTAACTTATCGTAACTCTCAAAATCACCTTTATCAATGATTGACTGAGTCTTTGTCATTACTTTTTGGAGCTCTTGTTGTTTACAGAATTTTAAGGACTTTTCTTGAACAAATATTGAACCTTCGTCAGCGACGTTCTTAACCTGTTCTATTGTATCTAAAATACTCTTTTGAGCCATAGGTGAGCTGATTTCTGATTTTGTTAGTTGTTCAAGTGTATCAAATGTCGGAGTATGCTCATATTTTGTATAATATTCTCTAATCATTTGACAAATGATTCTAAAATATTGGTTATCAAAATAGTGTGGGTCAATAACTTCAATTATGGAATTAGCGAAATCTTTGTATGTTACTATATTATTTAAAAGTTGTATTTGAAAAGTATTTCCTAAGTATCCGAAGTTCTTTTTGTCTGACATATTTTATAGATTTTTGTTCTGTGTTTTAATAAATACTATTACGCCAACGAATAATTCATCATCTCAAAAGATAAATTTTTATCTGATAAAATGTCAGTAAGTTCTCTTAAAATGTTTTTTATGTCTGGTCGTATGTCCAGCGTATATCTTACCTTTGGTGGGTATAGTTTTGCATCAATGATCCTATGACAAATTGTCTCATTACCTACCTTTAAAATAATGTTAAATGTTTCGGGTCCGTCCGTGTTTGATGTTTCTAAAATGGTTGGGTCTTCCTCAATTTGGTATCTGTTTTCCAACATATAAACCACACACTTGTTTCTTAATTTTGTTTTTAAGTAGTCAGATAAATCTTTAATATAATCGGTTAACTCAACGCTATTTTTAGCCTTTTCGTTAAAACCTTTCACATTAAAAAACCTTTGTACCACAAAATTATTATTAAGTGTCATTAGGAATTCAACCTTTGTTACATCATTCTGCTCTTTCATAATTTTACTTTTTTGTTTTGAATTTTGTTTTTTCTTTTCTTGTTAACTTTAAAAATGGTTTTAAAAAATATACCCACTGATCGTCACCTTTCGGTAGGTATTTAAATAATCCATCATCCATCATCATCCGAATTAGATTCTTATACCCTCTTCCGTCAGGATCCAACGACTCAGAGTAATATAGTTCAACCAATTCTTTTCCTTCTTTACTAATCAACGGTTCCGATAAATCCACGATCATTTTATTGACCTTAAAAAACTCGTCACCAAATATACCACCCTTTGTTTTACCCGTCAGTAAATTTTTTAGGACTGTATTTTCTTTTTGTTCTTTTAGAAGTTCTTCACCTCTTGTTAAAATATCGGTAAAAGAAACCTCTCTTTCAAGTATCTCAGGAAATAACTTCACAAAAGTTTTTTCACCTAAGTAATATATACCATCAATATTATCTGATTAATCACCGGAAACTATCTTAAATGTTTTTACATTATAGTGAGGTATCTCAATTTCGTGTAGTTTGATGTTATCTCCATTCTTATAATACTTTTTGGTATTAGGTGAGTATATGGTCACATCTTCCGAGATAAGTTGTGTTAGGTCTCTATCACCACTAAAGATAGTCTTTTGTTCTCCTTTAGATATTTGGCAATAGTAAGCAATTAAATCATCCGCTTCTGAATTTTCAAACTCAATCTGTCTAACAAACATTTCCTCTAAGTATTGTTTTACTCTTAGTTTTTGTTTGTTAAATGATAACTCTAAGTTCTTGTCTGTTGGTGCCTTTCTATTTAATTTATAGTTGGGGTAAAATAATCTCCTTTGTGAGGTACTTGTTACTCCATCCCAAGCAACAATAACTTTATCAAAATTTTCTTCGTCGATGAATCTGCGAGTGGTATTTAAGAAATGCCAAATACCACCCACATGTTCAACACCATTAAAATAACCTTTAACTCCGTGAAACCCAATTTTTAATAAATTATTCCCGTCAATTAATAGGGTTTTAATCATTTGTATTTTATTTACTGATACTACTTTTTTTCTAATCTACCGTCTCGTCATCATATCCTGCAGACTCATCTAAAGAATAGTTTGCGTCTCCCATTTTTGTAACCCAATAATCTGAGTATTCTTTTTTGTATTTATCCAACGCATCTTTTGTGTCGGAAATATATCCATGAGGTACCGCAACGATCTTACCATCCTTATAACCAATACCATTAACGTGATTTTTTAAAATAGATACCTTAGTCCTAATAGCGAACGATACTTTTCTACCGTTTTTAGTTGCGTCTATGTGACTAATTCCTGCTTTTTTCTGATTACCAAAAAGAAACACTAAACTACTCGCCAACCATATTGCCGTACCACCTTTTGCTTGAATCTCAGGTTGTCCAAATGGATTGTCAGGAAGTAGAACCCAAGGCTGATTTAATATCACTAAAGTATTATAGTATGGGTAATCTTCTTTTTTTGATTTAGAAATTCTTGAGTGGATACCCATTCCAATTTTATCAGCTAATACTTTCGCGTTATGCATTCCACCACCTTTACCATCAAATGTCATCTGACATGGAATGGATCCGATTGAATCCCAAAGAAATAAAATATTATAAGGGATGTCTCCGTTTTCTTGTGCATCCAATATGTCGTTAATAAATTCGGTCGCTTGTTCTATCACATCAAATGAATCGTTAAATATAAACATACCGTCATATTCACCGTCTTCATTTTTTTCTGCTTGTAATCCTAATTCGATTGCGTGTTCCCAACTCCATTTTTTCTCAGTTATGATTAAGACAGGTAGGTGACCTCTTCTTTGTGCGTCCGCAGCCGCAAGTATCATTGCCGTGGTTTTTGATGTGTTAGAGTGTCCTAAAAACATATTTATTCCTCCCATAACAGGTCCCGGTAATCCACAGGCTTCCATAAACGCATCACCACAATTATAAAAACTCTCAGGTTTATATTTTGTTTTGGTTGAGAATTTATCTTTAATACTATCTAATGATATGACTTTCTTCTTAATTGCCATTCTCTTCTTCTTTTTGTTCGTTTAATAGTTTTAACATGTCTTCAGTTATTTCAAACTTTTCACCTCTTTTTACGTTGTATTTGTAAACTGTTTCTAACATATCAAGTTTATCTTTAGCGTTTGTCATTTTTTCAACAAACTTATCCATCTCCTCTAAATGTTGTGGATGTTCTCCAATACCAACAGGGTTATTAAAATAAATTAGGAGTGTCGCCTCGGCTTCTGCCATCTCTGACCTATATCTCAAGGTCAGAGCTTCATACATTTTTTCTGTTATTTTACTCATATATTATAAATTAGAATGGTAAGTTTTCATCGGCTTCATCGTTTGCCTGTGGATCAACGATTGGTGTTTCTACTTTTGTTTCAGTTCCTCCACCAAGAGAGATCTCAGCTTCTTCACCGTAAATATATTTTTTAAGTTCAGAACTCCACATTGGTGTTTCTCCAATTGCAACTGCTTCTAAATATTCAACAGGTTTTTTAGAGTAAGCATCATTCCAAGTGAGTTCGTCTGTCATCCAACCTTCCATAATTCCTTTATCTTCGTGGATCGGTGCAGGATCATCGTACATAATAGTTTGAACTACAGTGTATTCTTTACCTTGTGGTGTTTTTGCTTTGATAAGTTCGATGATTAAGTCACGTCCTTTTTCAGAATCTGTAAGGTCACCTTTCGCTTTCCATATTGGT